CTCTAGCTAAGTCATTGATTTTGCTAGGGCCCATTTTGACGAGGATGGATTTTTTTATGCCTAGGAAAGCCCAGACTGCTGAAAAACTGCCCCGGGTGGAGACCCGAGGCCGGAAAAAACTCACCGTCGATAGCCCTCTGACCCCCCGTCAGGAGGCCTTTGTGCGCGAGCTAGTCCTGAAGGACGGCATGATCACGAAGCGGGAAGCCGCGGAGAACGCCGGATATGCCCCTGAGAGCGCCCCACAGCGCGCGTATGAGCTTACAGACCCGAGGAAGCACCCTAACGTGGTCGCCCGGATAAACGCGCTCAGGAGCGAGCTAGACGCCAAATTCGGGGTGACCTATGAAAGGCACCTGCGGGACCTGCAAGTCATCCGCGACCGAGCCCTCGAGAATGGCGCCTACAGCGCCGCCGTACAGGCGGAATACCGGCGCGGGCAGGCCCATGGCGACATTTACATCAACAAGTCTGAGGTTCGCCACGGCAGCATCGACAGCATGAGCAAAGAGGACGTACTCAAAGCCCTGGAGGAGATCAAGCGTGCCCAGCAAGGAAACATCATCGACGTCACCCCGGAAGCCCCGGAAGAAGCCCGCCCGTCACACGATGCAGCGGACAGAAGACTCGCCGCTCCCTCTAGTGGACACGCGGGTGAGCCCTCAGAAAGTTGGATTGAGGGAGAGGCAGCTCTGGAAGAACCTGCGGGACGCGACGAAGAAGGAGAGGCCTGGGATCAGTCTGACGAGGCTTGAAACGTGGGCGACCCCCGGGGTGCCGGACGTCATGGCTTGCGACGAGGCCGGGAACTTCCATCTGATCGAGCTGAAGCACACTGGCACGGCCATCGTTGAGCTGCGGCCCCATCAAGTTGCGTTTTTGACTGCACACAAGCGGGCCAGCGTCTGGTTGTTGGTTCGTAGGCTGCACACTCACGAAAATCGGGAGACTTCCGAGCTGTTTTTGTATCGAGGCGGGCAGGCTTTGGACGTTCGGATGAATGGGCTCCACGTTGAGCCTGCCCTTTACTGGAGCTGGCCTTTCGACTGGGCCGAAATGTGGGCTTGCATCGCACCCATAGATACGCATAAAGTCCCACCTGAGCCGCACGGGGCGGCCTAACTGGGAGAAGTGAAATGGCAAACTATGTGTGCAGTGTTCGGAGCAATTATGTGCGCGTCAAGGATGAGCAAGCCTTTAAGGACTTCGTTGAAGATTTTGAGTGCGAGCTGATTCACGCAAAAGATGGGCGCGTGGGTTTTATCTGTGATTCCTGGGATGGTGCAACGCCTTACCGTTGCTCGGAGGAAGAAGGCGAGCCTGTACCCCTAGTCAATTGTGAGGAGGAGATAGGGCGGCACCTTTGCGAGGGCGAGGTGTTGGTCATCGAAGAAGTGGGCAGCGAAAAGATGCGCTATTTGGTGGGCGTCTCTTACGCCTACAACCACAAAGGGGAGTGCCTTTACGTCAACATGGCTTCCGCGCTGCGCGAAAAAGTGGCGGCGGAATGGGGCGCTCTCGACGTTTCTGACGCGGCTTACTGAGGAGAAGCACAATGAATCATTTGATCAAAGATGAAAGCCTGGGTTTTTTTGATGACTCAGACATGGTCTGCCCAATCTGGCAGGTTGTGTCGGAGACGGTTTTTGGCACTGAGTTCACCAACTTTGACACGCTTGCCGACGCAGTCTTTTGGATGCGGGGCAACCCGAGCGATGAGCATCTTGTGCAGGGATGCGATGAAGACGGGTGCGTCATCACCGACGCATATGGGGTGGATGACATTGTTGAGGTGACACGGGAGGGCGACGCATGAAATTCCCCGCACCGAAATGGCTTGATAAGGGCGAGGCGAGGGTCATCCGCAAGGTTTTGACCGCCGCTAAGGATCGCGGCTACTTGATTAGCGTGATCGACTCAATCGAAGGCGACGGCGAGCGGGTGGTGAGCCGCAGCTCTGACTATGCGGAAGCCTGGGCAAACCTGTTTTACACTGATTCAGCCCTGCTCATTTTCTGGGACGGGAAGATTCGACTGGGATGGGTAAGCCTGATTTTCAGCAACGGCGGCCCGGAGGAAGTGATTTCTGATCATGCCGACCGGCCGGAAATTTATGAGCTGATGCCACAGGAGGAAGCATGAGCCCTTTGAACACTTACACTTGCGTGAGCGCCAGAAAGGGCAAGATTGTTGTCCAGGCCCCGACGTCCTATGCGGCGGCGCAAGAGGCGGCCAGGATATGGCGCTTGAAATCGACTGCCGGAATTGATGCTTATCTGCATGGGGAGCCCGTATGTTTTTCCTGAAATGGCTTGCGGAGCTTCTGTATGGCCGGGAAGCCGTCGAAAAAGCCCGCCAGCGTAGACAACCCAGGCGCCGGACGCGCCGATAGCCCGAAGCCCCCGCCAAGCGCGGGGGTTTTCTTTTGCCTAACGGTATGAGATAAAGCGCACATGGCCGCACGGGGCGGCCCAATTGGGAGTACGAAAATGAGGAAAGCATTTTACGATTTTGACGACGCGCCGACTCTCGCCGACGTTTTGGTGCTCGCGCCCTGGGCTTGCGCCGTGTTCGAGACTGCCTGGGGGTTTGTGGCTCTTGAGAGCGCTACCGATGCGGAAATATGGGAGGCGCAAAAATGACGATTGCAAAGAAACTGCCGATGCCGGCCTGGGTTTTTCTTGATAGCGAAATCAACCCTACGGGCGATGCGGAGCTTGCCACCGTGCCAGAGAATTATATCCGCGAAGCCTGCGGAATCATTCCCGACTTTTTCTTGATCGCCGTGCTCGAAGGCATGGACACCGCTAGCCGCCTGAATGTTGAAAATGTGAGCGAGCGGATGGACGCGGCCTACCGGTTTGGGGGCTTTTCTTACCCCTTTGAAGGCACGGTCTCACCCCAGGGCGTTTATCACTCGCCGTTTGAGGAGGAAGGCGATGAGCCCCTACCGCCGCTGGCGCGCTTTGCTTACAACGATTTGGAGCTTTTCGTTTATCGGTACGCTATCGCTGCGCTGCGGGATCGCAGCACGGGCGAGGCTAAGGTGGGGAGGTTCGATTGATGCAAACCGAAACCGACTTGCGCTACTGCCAGCACCCGGGCGGCTACTCCTGGGAAGAACACGACGCCAGGGGGATTTTCCTGTGCCGCGTCTGCGAGGAATGCCAGGACGCCAAGCTGGCGCAGTATCGGCCTGACGTTTTAACCGACGCCAACTATTGGCACGATGAGCCTATTGACTGAGCCAGGGCGCCCTACGGGGCGCCTTTTTTGTTTGCGCGTCAGGGATTCGTCGCATAGCATAGGCCTATGCCAGCACGGGGCTGGCGATCATGGGAGAAACAAAATGCCTTTCATTGTGATGGCTCGAGACGAGTGCAATCAGGAATTCCGGCCCAGCAGCCGGCAACATTCTGACGAGGATAGCGCCTACGCCGAAATGGACAGGCTTTGCGAGGATTACCCGGAAGCCCGAGGTTTTTGGGTGGAGGAAATGGTGGACTATCGGGCGCTGGCGCGCCGCCGGATGCGGGAGGAATACTGAAATGTTTGGCGCTCTCGCCGCGGCCTAGCCCTTCCCCAGCACCCCCATGGCGCCCCACGGGGCGCCTTTTTTTTGCCTTGCCCATATGCGCCAAAGCGCATAGCATTAGTCCCATGCCGGCACGGGGCCGGCTCAATTGGGAGCTTCCAAAATGGAAAACGAAAACGCCTTCATGCAGCAACTCGCGGGCGCCCTCGTGGTGTTGATGCAGCCTGAAATTGAGCGCGTGGTGCGCGACATGCAGCCTGAAATTGAGCGCGAAATCGAAAGCGCGATCGATGAGAAACTGCCGGGTGAAGTTGAGGATCAAGTGTATTCACAAATCGAAGACAAGCTAGAAGACGCGATCGAGGGCGCGCTGGATGCGCGGCTTGATGGCGCCGGCGTCGAGGATGAGGTGGCGGCGCGCATTGATGCCGCTGTCGAATCTGCTTTACCTGGGGCGCTTCGCGCGGCCCTGGTGGATTTGTTCAAGCCGGTGGCGTCTATTCGCGAGGATGGGGCGCTTGTCTTTATGCTTTCAAGCCATTGGGGGCGGTGAAAAATGGACCATTCCGAAATCATCGCCGCCGCGACGGCGGAAGCGCACCGCCAGGGTTTTGAACTGGTAGCAATTCACGCCGTTCCGGCCATGGGGGCGGCCATCACCTTATGCCTGGCTCATGGGCCGCATCCCTGGGCCGTGCATCGTTTCAGCGTGGTTAACGGGGGGCTCAATACCGGCGGCTACCATGCCAGCCGGGAGCGCGCCCTTGCGGAGTTTAGCGAACGCCTAGACGATCTACTGACGGCCGCCGCCGCGGCCTAGCCTTTCCCTTGCCGATTTACCAGGGGCGCCCGTGCGGCGCCCTTTTTTGTGTTTGCCCTTATGCGCTTATGCGCATATGATGTGCCCCATGCCGGCACGGGGCCGGCCTTCAATGGGGATTTTTCTATGTTTCAGAAAATCAAGCTTTTGGATACGCGCGGCGCGAACACTAAACTTCGTAAAACGGACAAGGGCGCGGCAGAATATCGTTTAGCCGGCCTTTCGCTTTCGCCGGACGACATTCTCTGCCCCTGGCGTCAAAAGGCCGGGTGCGCGGCGCCTTGCTTAGATACGGCGGGGCGAGGGGTTTTCCCCAATGTTCAGGCCGCGCGCCAGCGTAAGGCCGCGCTTTGGCATGATGACCGACGCGCTTTCCTGACGGACCTTGCCAGGGAATTGGAAAATTTTCAGGCCCTATGCGCGCGCCAGGGCGTCCGGGGCGCCGTCCGGCTCAATGTGCTTTCGGACATACCTTTCGAAAAGCACGGAATTCCCCAAGCTTTTCCAAGCCTTTTTTTCTACGACTACACTAAAAACGCGTCGCGCTTAGGGAAAACCCCTAGCAACTATCGATTAATTTTTTCCTATTCCGGGGCGCCGGCTTTCCGCGCAAGCGTCCGCCGCGCGCAAGCGTCCGCCGCGCCCATTGCTGCAGTTTTTCGCGGGCCTTTCCCTTCGGTTTTCCTAGGGCGCCGCGTGATTGATGGGGACGCCAGCGATCTACAGAACGTGCTAGCCGGCCCCGTTATCGTGGGGCTCAAAGCAAAGGGCCGCGCCCAGACAAGCGAGAGCGCCTTTATTGTCGACGCTTCGCGCTTAATCGCCGCCGCCTAGGCTCGCCGGATTTATCGCCAGGGGCGCCCTTCGGGGCGCTTTTTTTTTGTTTGCGCTTATGCGCTTATGCGCATAGCATGGGGACCATGCCGGCACGGGGCCGGCCTTATGGGAGTATTAAAATGGAAAATCCGAAACTTAGCGCCGCCGCGCGCGATGCCATCCGGGGCGCGCTGGTAAGCCGGGGCGCCAATAAGGGCCGGCTTAAGGCGCAATGTCCGCCGATGGGGACGCCCGCCGCCGCCGCATGGCAAGCGATGATTGCGAATTCGAACCCCTATAAAATGGGCGTAGGCCACTTGATGTTTTTTGGCCCGGAAAGCCGCGCCCTGTTTGATGAAATCAACGCATGGTGTGAAAGCTTGCCGAATCAGGGTCGCGCTTTGGTCGCAGTGCTCGACCGCGACCGCGTCGCGCTTGAAAGCATGGGGGCCTGGTAATGATCATTTTCCGCAATGTTCTGGCCCTGGCTCTTTGGTCGTGGTTTTGGTTCACGTTCGCCACCATTGCCTTAAGGGGGTTATAGCCGGCCCGATTTATCGCCAGGGGCGCCCTACGGGGCGCCCTTTTTTTTTCTGCGTTTTGTCCTGGTGCCCGCCCCCGCGCTCGAGCACCAGCTGTTCACTTTGTCCTGGCATGCCCCCTCAAGCACTCTTTGTTTATTTAGTTAAACGAGCCCCGGGCCGCGCCCCTTGCCCTCTGTAAAACGCACTGGCAGGTTTTTTCTGCGCCTGGCGGTGCCTTTCCTCCCCGATCGGACCCCCGATCGGACGCCCCGTGCCGTTTTTTGTTCGATTTTTTCTAACGATCGCGCCGTGGGCCGTGGGCCGTGGTCCGCGCCCCCAGGGCCGCGAATTGCGCGCGTTAATAAATAACGCCAGTGCGTTTAATAAATAACGCCGGTGCGCTTAATAATTAAGCGCCAGCGCTTTAAATATATAAGCGCATAAATAAGCGATAAATAACGCCGCCAGGACCGCGCGCCGCGCGCCCTGGCCCCCGGTCCGCGACCCCTGGCCCCCGGTCCGCGACCCGTCGATCGACGCCAGGGGCCCCTGGGTATCGGGGCATCCGCCGAAGTGAGCGCTCACTGACTCGCGGATCGCGCCACGCGGGCCCCCGCGCGCGGGGACGAAGGCAAGGTCCATGTTTTTCACAAACATTCAGCAGAAAAACGGTATGAGTATGTATATCCGTACAGTTAATAGATTTTAGCTATTACCGCGTCTCAAACGATTCGCGTTACTTATGACCAGGGACGCCAAAAAGTGGCGAATTTCGCCACTTCGGTGGTCAGATTCGCCAACCTTGACCTATGCGACTTTCTGCCCTAGATTGCGCCAGGGGCCCCCGGAGGATTCATGCGGATCGACGCCAGTGACGAGACAGTTCTGAAGCTTCAGTTGCGCCTTGCGCAGTTGGAGAGGAACG